TGGGTGTGTCATCTGTCAGGCTGGGCTTTGGCTACAATAAGGTGTCCCCACGCCAGTGGCTGCCCCATGACTTCTTCCCTGACGTGCCTGGTTATGTCTGGGCGACTACGTTCACAGGATGGGCTGAGGAGATTAGGGCCACTGCCCGTTATTGGTCAGGGAACCACACCATTGAGATCGAGAAATCCCTCTTTGACGATGCAGTGGATGGTGCATGGCTTGGCATTGAGGAGCAATACAAAAACTCAAAGTTGACCACTGTCGAAGAGTTGTTCCGGAAATGGAAAAAGTCATACAACATGGGGTTCCTATGGGTGAAACGTTCGTTTAAAGGCAAGTGGAGGCAGGTCTCTCGCCAAGAGGTCATAGATGCGGTTGGTGGGAAGGGCCCTTTTATTGCCCTTTGGAAGAAGGTTTGGGTTAATTCCCAAAATATGATAACTCCAGGCTCCATCTTCACGAAGTCTGAATCATTGAAGTTGAAGAAGGCCCTTACCAGGTCTGTTAGGACGATCTTCTCTGTGGCTTTTGACCAGTATGTTCTGACTGCGCCTGTTGTTTTTGGGCCTGACCACAATGTGAAACCCTTTTCGGGTCCATCTAAAGTGGGTATGCCCTTGACGGCGGTCAATTTTGACAAGATTTGGTCCACAGTGTCCACGAGGGAATTTGTCTGGGCAGGGGATATGACGGCCTTCGACTCATCATTGATCCCAGCAATCTTGCGCATCACGGCTGGCCTGAGGAAGAAGGGTTATGCTATTGAGACGTTCCACAAGGATTATGATAGGATTTGTCAAATCCTGGACCTTGCGACGGACAACTTGATATCGCACCCGATGGGTTTCAAAGCCACTGGTGAGATAGCCTTTAAGGCTCAAGCGCCTTCCACTGGGCACGCTTCAACTACACCCACGAACTCAATGGCCCTCATCGTGGCATATTGCATCTCTTGGAGGGTTGTGACAGGCATGCGAAGCAGGACTTTCTTTGACCATAACACACTTGTACATTATGGTGATGACCATTTGCTTGGGTATGACAAGGTCTTTGGCTGGACACCTGAGTTGGCCTCGAAGGTGATGACACGGATTGGGTTGACAATGCGTGATGAGGCCCCTGGGATGAACAAGATCCCTACTCTTGACACCAAATTCCCCACAGGGATTAGTGATTGGAGGGATGCCCCCATGGCCTTCTTGAAGAAGAAGCCTCTGCCGATGACTGCCGAGATCCGTGAGGAAATGAAGAGGTGTGGTGTGGAGGCCCAGGTCATGTGGGCCACTTGTCATGATCCCTCTGCCCTTTTGGGTAAGATCAAGGCACACGTGCCTGAGAGGACTGAACGGGCAAACGCAGACCCAAGGGCGTCTTATAGCGCCCTGTTGTCCTACATGTATATGACTGCGCACCACCATAGCATTTATATGCAACTGGCCAAGGAGTCCATGTCTATGTACAACAAGGCCACTAGGTATTGTGCCTTCATGGGCATAAAGGACAAGATCCCTTCACCTCCGTCTTATGCGACGGTCATGCAGAGGTGGTACTCGGGCAAGCCCTTGCCCACCGAATCTTCGGTCACGGAGGAGGCAGATGATCTTTTCTCTATCATAGCTGCACCAGACCATTTTGGGACTTTCGTCCGTTGGGTTTCTGACTTCCCGACATTGTTGTCACCGCGTTACCGCAATATGCGGTGGGCCGACTGGGTGCAAGTTCAATTGGCTGACCAACTGTCATGGCCCTTGACTTTTGTCGGGAAATCCAATGGTGTTGGTAACCAATTGGAGAGTTCCCGTCTCCTATTGTCGAGGACTCCTTACTCATTTTTGAGGAATGAATGTCTGAAGGTTGGGCATGACACCACTGGGTCCCTTTTGGCAAGGCACTGGATATTTATGGCATATTATAGAATGGTTAATTTTAGAAAATGGTTTACGCCCTTAGACTTGGTTAGATCTTTAGATTCTTTTGTGGTTAATGGGCAATTTATGTTGACTGGGCGTATGGCCCAGATAGTGGTGGAGCTAGATCTACATATCTTAGATACATTTGTAATATATTTGCTTAGTTTTGTGCATATTGACCTTGGGTTTAATGGGATCTTCCGCATGATCCCGACGCCTAGTGAGCTCGTTGGGGTCTTGTTTTCTTTGGTAATGGACATGGTGTCCCCAAGTGGGTCAAAGGACACGCAATCCCTCGTGGCAGCTTTCCGCAGAACCCTCCTTGTGGAGGGGGGGAAATTGTTGTTCACAGCGCCTACGGGGACTGGGAAAACCACCTCGATGATGTTGGTGCTGTCAGGAATGACTACAAGGAGGTTAGTGGTTGTGGTGCCTAGGAGGAGTGTAGCAATCAATGTTGGAAAGTACATGATGGATACACACCCAGGCATGGGTATATCATATGGTGTGGAAGGG